TTTGCCCCATTAACTTCAAAATTGTACTAAATTTCCCCAACTCCTTCCGCGCAGATTATTTTGTACAAAATAAAGTACTTGACAAGTTGTACAAAATATGGTACAATAAAATATAAAAGATTTTAAAGGAGGAAACGAAATGCCACTAGCACAGGTAGTTAAATATCACGATCATGGAAAAGTATATTACGGGTACCATTATGGTGACAGATTTAATTTTACAAATGAAACAATCCTACAAGACTTACTTAGAGAGTTAACATTAGACGGAATAGGATATCTTGACTATGTAATAGAAATTGATATCAAGAATGCAAGACAAGAGTTTAGGGAATCAGTTGGTTACTCTAAATACAAAGATGAATTAATAACAAAATATCAAATTTATAATTGGCTTATAAATAGATGCAACAAAACAAAGTCTCTACTGGACTCATTGTTTTTAAGCATTACTGAGTTAGAAGTAGAAGTTACATTATTAAGGTTGGACTATGAACAATTAACAAACATAATCCCTGAGGAAGAACAATGTTTTTACAATTATTATAACAGATGTGACAAAGATATGTGCTCTTATTACAAAGAATGTGATTACTCAGTAAAGGAGGTGAAATAATGGTAAAAGTAAAGAAATTAATTTTTAATCGATCTGGAAAGTATTATGGAATCAAAGCATGTATCCCAAATGAATGGGCATCATTTTTGAACATTACTCCAGAAGACCCAAAAGTGATAATGGAACTTAGAGAAAACAACATAATCATAAGGAAGGGTGAATAATCTTGGCAACTAGAAGACAGACTAAGAAAGTATCTGCTACTGTCAAAGCGTACCGAAAAGAAAGATCAAGAGTATTGGCAACAGTAAGAAGATATGAGAAGCAGGGACTATATGTTGATTTTGTAGTACCTAACATCCCTAAAAAAATAACGCAAGCATCAGTTAGAAGACTAGCAAAAATAACACCAAAGAAAATACAATCACAAACATACCAACTAAATGAATTTGGTGAAGTAGAAGCATCTTTTTACCAATTTAAAAAGAACCAAAGAGAAAAAACAAAAATAAAGCCTTTAGATTTGTATGATGAAATACCTCAAGAATCACATATGGTAATAGCTAATTTTAGAGGGTACGTAAATCAGTTTAACGAATGGGCTAGAGGTATAATAAATTTATGGTTAGATAATTTACTTTTTAAACATACGAAGGAAGAAGTAGCAGGAATGATACAAAGGGCTGGAGAATATGGTGAATTGATAAATTACAAAGTAGTGTATACTGAGAAACTCTTTAATGCGTTAGCATCTATGATGGATTTTATGGATTTAGGGCCTTTAGAAAGAGAAACAATGATAGAAGCATTAGAATATGAGGAGAATTACGAAGTATGAATTTAGAGAGTTGGAGTGTAGTGGATGAAGTGCGAATTAAAAAATTTAACTATTATGCATGTGATTTTGAAACAACTTTGTTTGACGGTCAGACATTTACTGAGGTATGGTCTGCTTGTTATGTAAAATTATATGACAATGAAGAACCTATAATAAAAGGAAGTATAGAAGACTTTTTTATTGATATGTTTAACTTGTCTGGTAATAACATTTTATATTTCCATAATTTAAAATTTGATGGATCTTTTATAATTGATTATCTATTAAGAGAGCATTATGTTTTTAACAGAGTCCCGGAAAAAGATATGGAAAATAACCAATTTAAAACGTCAATATCAGAAATGGGGCAATGGTATAACATAATTATAAAAAAGAATAACAAGGTTATAGAGATCAGAGACTCATTAAAATTATTACCATTTAGTTTGGAAAGAATTGGTAAATCTTTTGATACAAAACACAAAAAACTTGAAATGGAATATAAGGGTTATAGATATAAAAATTGCCCAATAACATTAGAAGAAAAAGAGTACATAAAAAATGATGTTTTAGTTTTAAAAGAAGCATTAGAAATTATGTTTAATGAAGGACACAACTCTATTACAATTGGCAGTTGTTGTCTAAAAGAATTTAAGTCATTTTATGATAAAACGGACTACAACAATCTTTTTCCAAATTTATATGAAATTGAAATTGATGAAAGATACGGTCAAGAGAACGCTGGAGAATACATAAGGAAAAGTTACAAAGGAGGTTACTGCTATTTAAAACCCTCCTGCGCTAATAAAATAATAAGAGGAGGATTAACACTGGATGTCAACTCATTATATCCTAGTATGATGCACTCAATAAGCGGAAATTATTACCCAGTAGGAAAACCAAAGTTTTTGGATAACTACTATGAGTTTAAAGAAAAGATAGAACGTTCTGAAAATTTTTTATATTTTGTTAGGTTTGAATGCAGATTTAAACTTAAAGAAAATTATCTCCCAACTGTACAAATAAAAGGTAATATGTTATACAAAGGTAATGAATATCTAGTGACATCTAATATATACAATAAAGGACATTATCATAGATATTATATTGATCTGGAGGGAAATGTAAAAGAAGCAAGAGTAACATTAACAATGACCAAACCAGATTTTGAAACATTTTTTGAACATTATAATGTATATGATTTTAAGTTTTTAGACTGCTGTTATTTTTGGACGCAGAAGGGTATTTTTGACGAGTACATTGACAAGTATCGTAAAATAAAAATGACCTCAAAGGGTGCAAAAAGAGAGTTAGCAAAATTATATTTAAACAATCTATATGGAAAAGAAGCCGCAAGCACAGATAGCAGTTATAAAATACCATACTTAAACCCAGATAAAGATTGTTTATCTTTTGACCTTGTAGAAGAGAAAGAAAAAACTCCTGGATATATTGCAATCGGATCGTATATCACATCATACGCTCGGAATTTTACGATAAAAGCGGCTCAGAAAAATTATGACAATTTTATTTACTCTGATACAGACTCAATACATTTAACCTCCTGCACTCCAAAAGCTGTAAGAATCCACGACAAGAATTTTTGCTGTTGGAAAAAAGAGTCAGAATGGGATAAGGGGTTATTTGTGCGGCAAAAAACATATATTGAGAGGGTGATAAAAGAAGAAAAACCGTGCAAGCCAAAAATAGAAATAAAGTGTGCAGGAATGCCGGAACGAGCGAAACAAAATTTTTTGAAAGAGTACAGAATGGAAGATTTTAAAATTGGGCTACGTGTCAAAGGGGCATTGAAGCCAAAAAGAATCAGAGGAGGAATTGTGCTGATTGACAATTATTATGAAATGCGTAAATAATGTTGACATATTGTAATTAATATGGTACAATATAATTGTAACCAGAATACTGTCTAAATAAGAAAAAAGGAGAACAAATATGAAAAAAATCACAAGAACAGTAATCACTCATTCCATCACTTTCGCAGAAGTTAATGGAACAAATCTTGAAATTTTTGAAACACGTGAAATGGCAGAAGCACCGGGAATACGGTTTTTGTCTGCGCTCTCAAAAGAAAGAAATAAACAGGTAGTAGTAGTATCAGATGTGCCAATCGAAAAGAAATACTCTATGACCATTGAAAAGTTTATTGAAAATGCTGAATTAGAAGAAGCACAGGAAGTATGAAAACATATGTAGGAAAAGTTAAATTACAGGCGCAACAAATGACCAGATTGGAATACAATAATTACAGGAATTGGAAATTGCCTGAAAATGAAAACCCAAATGATGAGGGTTATTTAATTAAATATGAGTCTGGATATGTAACATGGTTAATAAAATCAGAATTTGAAAAGGTATACAAGGAGGAATAACAATGGGAGAAACAAACAGAACATATGCGGCAAAGTTAGTAAGTGCAACAAGAGAATTATCAGCGAAGGAAAGAGTAGCGGTGAAAATGTTTATCGGTGCTGAGCAGTTGGATGAACTGACACAGCGTGACGAAAACGGTGTCTTAATAGACATTGATTATGTGGCGGTAGTAGAAGTTTACAATGAAAAGAGCGATAACAAAAACTATAATAAATACGTTTACGTTGACAAGGACGGAACTATGTATATCTCTGGTTCCGAAACTCTTTACAGAACATACGAAGAAATCGCAGAAGAAATGGAAGGAGAAAATGAACCCTGGTCAATTAAAGTAATCAGAAGAGAATCCACAAACTATAAAGGAAAAGATTTTTTGACCTGCATGTTAGTATAAATTATAGAGGGGCTGGAAACAGCCCCAAAATTAGGAGAAAAATCATGTACTACGACGGAACAAAATTATTATCGTTAAAAGACGCGGATGGTGCAAAACCAGAGATATATCTCTGTGTGGGTAATCGTACAGCAGGAAAGACAGTCTTTTTTAAAAGACTTTGTTTAAACAATTTTATACAAGGTAAAGGCAAATTTGTACTTTTGTATAGATTTAATTATGAGTTGTCGTCTTGCGCAGATATGTTTTTCCGTGACATACGACCTTTATTTTTTGAAAATGGAGAATTAACGGCAAGACCAGTAGCAAAAGGACTTTTTTACGAATTGTATTATAATGAGAAAAGTTGTGGTTTTGCTATTGCCTTAAGTAACGCTGATCCTTTAAAAAAATACTCCTCATATTTTAATGAGGTAGAAAATGTGTTTCTGGATGAGTTTCAGTCAGAAACAAACCATTACTGTCCGGATGAGATTCGTAAATTTCAGTCAATCCACGTAACAATAGCAAGAGGAAAAGGAAAGCAATACAGGTATGTACGTACAATATTAGCGTCAAACAGCGTGACTATGTTAAACCCGTATTATAAGTCAATGGGTATACATAAAATGTTGCGAAATGACACAAAATTTTTGCGTGGGCATGGCTGGGTGATGGAACAAACGTTTAATGAGAGCGCAAGTAAATACCTGTCAAGTTCTGGATTTTCAAAGGCTTTTGACGACGGATATTCTGATTACGCTTCTCAAAATGTTTATTTAAATGATAATGAAACATTTATTGAGCATATCAAAGGTAAATGTCGTTATATAGCGACTATAAAACACGGACAAAAATATTATGCAATTAGAGAATTTTTTGAGGACGGAATTGTATACGTTAACGACAGCCCAGATATGACATATCCAGTAAAGTTAACTTTTAAGGCAGACGACCATGAGCAAAATGCATTAATGGTAAACAAGTCAACTTTTGTAATGCAGTATTTACGCAAAGTTTTTGATCATGGACAATTAAGGTTTAATAACTTAGACAGCAAGAATATTATTTTTGATATTTTATCCATATAGGTATCTTTTGGCAACGCTGATACTTACTGTGATGGGGTAGCACGGGTTAAAAACCGCCTGTCAAGTTGACCGTTTTGCTAACGTGATTTATCAGGCTTGTCAATTTCAGATACACAAGGGGCGGATTTTGATCCGTCCTTTTTAATGTTTCACGTGAAACATTTTTGGTACAAAAGTCTTAACTTTCATTTTTATTCGTTTTGTGTTATAATTAAAGTGAGAATAAAGAAGGGAGGATAAGGTTATGACCCCTGTTGATGTTGCCAATATGATAGGTAACTATGGGTTTCCGATTGTTTGTTGCGGCGCTATGTTTTGGTATATGATCAAAAAAGATACCCAGCATAAAGAAGAATCTGAAAATATGCGAAAAGCAATCGAAAATAACACGCTAGTTATACAACAGCTAGTGGACAATTATAAAAAGGAGGGATAAAAAGTGGCTATTTTAACAAGGTCAGGCATGGAAAAAATATTGCGTCGCATTATGGAAAGCGGCGGAATGACAGAAGATATGGAAAGAGACGTAGAACGTCTAAAAGATGATTTTGACGAAAGAGAAGGAATCCTAAAAAAATATGGAGAAACATATGACGGAGAAGATCGTGACGAATATGATTATTCAGAGCGTGACGACATCAACATTTATACTCCAAAGGAAGAGGAAAAAGATTGGAAACAGGAATATGACAATTTAAAAGAACGTTATATGAATCGTTTTTTCGGAACTTCTGATGTGAAAGATGAGTTTGATGATACAATGGAAGATACGAAAGAAGACGTAAAAAGAGACGGAACAGCACAGAGTTTTGACGAATTATTAGAAAGAACGGAGGGTTAATATGCCAACTAAACCGAAAGCAACTAAAAATTTAAACGAATTAAATTCAGCGGACATTTTGAATGTTACGCGATCCGAATTAGGAGGAACATATGCAGACCAGGTTCCTGCGGCTCTTAAGGAGGGTGACGTAGTAGACGGAAAAACAGTAACAAAAGCGCAATCTCTAGAATCACTGCGCGGTATTGGTGATATTATTATGCAGTATCAGCCATTGCAGAACGCTTTTTTATCCAATCTTGTAAACAGGATTGGTAGAGTTATCATAACGTCTAGACTTTACGAAAACCCTTGGTCTGGATTTAAAAAAGGTCTTCTGGAATATGGAGAAACGGTTGAAGAAATTTTTGTTGAAATTGCACGTCCATATCAGTTTGATCCGGCAAAAGCTGAAACAGATGTGTTTAAAAGGAGAATCCCAGATGTGCAGGCGGCTTTCCATACCATGAATTATCAGAAATATTATCCGACAACTGTTAGTAATGATCAGTTAAGACAGGCATTTTTATCATGGCAGGGTATTACGGACTTAATTGGCAGAATTATCGAACAACTTTATACCGGAGCAAATTACGATGAATTTTTGGTGATGAAATATCTCATTGCAAGATGCGCTTTGGAAGGTAAGATTGCAACATCAGTAATACCAACAGTAACGGCTGATAATGCTAGGTCTGTAACAACTACAATGGTAGCGGCGGCTAGAAATCTTGGGTATATGTCTGATGCTTACAACTACGCCGGAGTTAGGACTTATACAGACCCAAGATATCTGTATACTATTCTAACAACCGAGTTATCGTCAATTTTTGATGTAGAAGTTTTGGCATTGTCATTTAATATGGATAAGGCTGAGTTAATTGGCAGACAGATTGGTGTCGATGGATTTGGGACAATTGATGAGCCGCGACTAGAAGAAATTTTTGCTGACGATCCATATACTACTTATACTCCATTTACAGAGGATGAGTTAACAGCACTTAAATCAATCTCTGGTTTAATGGTTGATCGTGATTGGTTTATGATTTTTGACAATTACTACAATATGACAGAAATCTATAATCCAGAGGGACTATATTGGAATTATTTCTACCATGTGTGGAAAACTTTCTCAATTTCTCCTTTTTCTAACGCTATTTTATTTACAACTGTACAGCCGGAAATAAGTAATGTGACAATTTCTCCGACAACGGCTAGTGTTGCTAAAGGTAGTGTAACACAGTTTACAGGATCAATCACAGGCACCGGGTTAATAGATAAAACTGGTAGGTATACAGTACAAAAAGGATCAAATGGTACAACTATAACCCAAGACGGATTGTTAACTGTGTCGCCAACTGAAACTAATACAGAATTAATCGTAGTATACTCTAGTATTGCTGATCCGACTAAATCTGCAAACGCTACGGTAACTGTAACAGGATAGGAGTAATCACATGGCAATCACACCACAATCTAGGTTAATTTTAATTAATAATACAAGATTAACTGATTATAAAAACCAGATGGATTTTAAAAATAAGTCAGAGCAGTCTATATATTTTTTAAATAAAAAATATAGAGAGTATAATGACTTTCAATATCTGCGCAGGGAGGGGACGATTGCTGTTCCGGAACATTACGATAATCTGTATAACTGTGATTACATTATGTTTCAAAACAAAAATTTTGGAACAAAATGGTTTTACGCTTTTTTGCGTAACAAAGAATATCGTAATGACGATACAACAATAATCACGTTTGAGATTGATGTATTCCAGACTTGGCAATTTGATATCGAGTATCTTAAGTCTTTTATCAGCCGATCTCATCAACAGCAATTTTTATCAGACGGAAGTCCTTGGTTATCAAACCTATTCCCAGAGCAGGTGGAATATGGGCGTGATTATGTTGTGACTCATACAGAAGTCGTAAGCTGGAATACATACTATGTACTTATGTGTACTAGTGCTGACCTTACCGCAGATTTTGGGGATACAGACAATCCTAATTTAAAATCATCGTCTGGGGGTACTTTTGATAAAATGCCATCTGTGTTAGATTATTATGTAGTTGATAATTTAAACGATAACCCAGCACCAAGGACTGACTCATTACAGTCTATTTTAGACGAGTTAAAAAATGTGCCTTGGATAACCCAGTGTATACAATCACTAACAATAGTGCCGGAGGAGGTCATAGGTAATAATTTTGAGATTGTCAATATGGCATCTGGTAAAAAGATAGGCAGATTGCGTGACGGTTATAAAAGTTCAAACTTTATCCTAAGTAGTATCGACAATTGGTGGACTTTTTTCCCAAAGTATGACAATTCAAAATTATATACCTATCCGTACAGCTATATAGAAATGACGGCGTATAATGGCAGTCAATTTATTATAAAACCAGAAGCGATTAATGAGATAACTAAAATCGAGTTAGGATTAGTTAACTATGTTGGGGCATCACCCAGGTTAACTTATTACCTTAAATATTACAACGATTTTGGAGACAATGGACACGAGTATGATGGCAGACCAGAATACGGAGAATTTTTAGATGCTGGTTTATCTATTGCAAATTTCCCACAACTCCCAGTAACTGTTGACAATTATCTGTTATATATGGCTAATAACGCAAATAGTTTCGCTTTATCAAACAGTATCAACAGTTACAACAAAAAAGAAGCTGTTGCTATGGGTGCTATAGAGGGTGGTGCAGGCGCATTAAGTTCCATTTTGTCCGGTAATATTGGGGGTACAATTGGCTCAATTTACAGTGGCGCAAAAAGCGCATACACTGGGGTTAAAAATAGTGAGATTGCTATACGTCAGCAGATGGCAAAAATTCAAGATGCGGAAATCGCCCCTCCTACGCTTGCGGGACAAACGGGAGGTGATGCATTTAATATCGCAAACGGAATTAACGGTATAACGTTAAAATGGAAAACCATACGCCCAGAATATGCGGAAAGACTCGAAGAGTATTTTACTCGTTATGGTTACGTTCAGAATAAAATCGAAACTCCATCACTTACGGGAAATAAGAATTTTAATTACGTACAGACTACTGGATGCATATTGGCTGGTAACATTCCAAAAGACGATATTGAGATACTAAAAAATATGTTTGACAACGGCACAACTATATGGCATGGCGATATAGGTAAGTATAATGATAATCCGTGGATAGGGGGCTAAAATGGCAAGAAAAAATTACAATAAAATTTATGGATACAACAAAGCCTTAGATGGATGGAGTAGTTTGTGGCAAAATAATGTCACATATTTACATTATTACTACTTTCTAAAAGAGCTGGCCATAAATATGTACAAATGGGAGGGTTTACCAGATACAATTGACGAGCGGTTTTTAGAGTTGACACTTTTTGACAATGGTTATGGGCTGTATTTTAGAGACGAGATTATTGGCGATTTATTTTTACAGTGTACGATTGGAGGAGAATTGGATGTATACAGGATACCAATTAATCGTATGGCGTACAGCGTAAATGGTTACCAAAATTTTAAAACTAAAGCTGACTCTGTTATTGTTTTTAACAACTTTTTGCATACCACCACTCATATTGATATAGATATGTTTGCACAAAAACTTTACAATGTGAGCAGGGCGATTGACGTTAATATTAACGCTCAAAAAACTCCGCTTATGATCGTTTGCGATGAAAAACAAAAGCTAACGATGAAAAACGTGTATATGCAATATGAAGGAAACGAGCCATTTATTTTCGCAAACAAAAATTTCGAAACAAATGCGATACAGGTTCTGAAAACAGATGCACCATTTATTGCTGATAGATTAAGCATCGAAAAGAACCGAATATGGAATGAAGCTATGTTATTTTTAGGTATCAACAATAATAACATGGACAAAAAAGAGAGACAGATCAGCGATGAGGTTAACAGCAATCTTGAGCAGATTTCTATGAGTCGTCAAATTGGTTTGAACGCAAGAAGACAGGGTGCAAAAGAAATAAACAGAATGTTCGGAACAGAAATTTCTGTTAATTACAATCCAGAATTAGAAGAGTTGTACAACGCAATGGTTTTCGGAACTGATAACACGGATGAAAATGTTTCACGTGAAACATCTGAAAAGGAAGGTGAACTTGATGAGTAAATATACAACAGAATTAAGATACCTTATTCAATCCGGGTTTGATCTGGGATTAAGAAATTACCCAATTTTTGATGAAAATTATCGTTCGAAACTAAACGAAAAAATTCTTAATCACTATTATATGCGGGAAATTGGTTTCGAAACAGCAGGACTTTTCAAACGATATCTGAACGTAAAAATGGAAGAGATTATGCCATATTATAATCAGATGTATTTATCAGCACAAATTGAGTTTGATCCTTTTGAAACATATTCGACCAGCGAAGAATATGAAAGAAGTAGCACGGGTGATAATACCAGTCAAGACGAAGGAGAAAACAAGTCACTGCAAAACGATACGCCTATGGGATCGTTACAAGATCCATTTTCTGAAAACTATGCTACAACTTCTCAAAAAACAAACGCAACTAATACATCCAAATTACAGTCGTCAGAAACGGAAAAATATAATCGTAAATTGTCTGGTAAAAACGATTCAAAATCAAATAGTCAGTTATTGATGGAATATAGGCAAAGTTTTCTTAACATTGATATGCTGATTATTGAGGAATTAGACGAATTGTTTATGCAATTATGGTAAGGAGGTGAAAAAAATATGATCGGAAATGTATATCCATTTTGGCGGTGTTTTAAGGTTATGCCGCTGGTGTATGATGAGTCATTGTCATATTATGAGGTGCTGTGTAAACTGACAGATAAATTAAATGACGTAATAAACCAATTATCAAGAGATTATTCAGAAATTTATGAATATATTGATCAACAGGATAAATTTACGTTAAATTCTGCCAATAATTACACAGATTCAAAAGTGTCAGAATTGGAACTTGTTATCAATAACCAATTTACTGTTTTAAGTGATGCTATAAAAAGTGCTGACCAAAAAACAAGATCATGGGTAACAGAGCAGATTACAGATTTAACGATTTGGTTAGAGCAACAGGGACAATCAATTTATGTGATTAACCCAATTACGGGTTATACTGATACAGTCCAAAACGTGCTTAATGATTTTTATAATTATTTTAATTATTACGCACTCACATGTATTGAGTATGATGGACTTAATCTTACAGCAGATATGTATGACGCAAAAAATATCACATGTTACCAGTATGATTTTTACGCTAAAAAATATCTGACAGAGGATGACAGATTTTATATGTTTAATCCAGTGACAGGACAAAGAGTTTTTTACAAAAACGTGATAGACTTTTTAGTGTCCTTGCATAGAGAGGATGCATTAACATGTACTGGATATGACGATAAAAATATCACAACAAGTAGTTATGATAACTATAACATAACAACATATCAATATGACTGGGAAGCAAAAACTATCCTAGTAGCTTAAGGAGGTAATAATGAGCGCAACACAAAAAACAACTAATTACCAGTTACCTATTTTTGTAGGGACTGATATACCATCATGGCTAACTGATTTTAATGGGGCGATGAACAAAATCGATGTAGCTATTAAGGGTGCAAGCACAACTGGTGGAGTAACTCAAGATTATGTAGACGGTATAAGGGGTGAGTTACAATCTAGCATCACACAATTAAGCACTAAGGTTAATAATCTTGAGACGTCAATTGCCGGATTAAAAACAACTTTAGAAAATGCACTTGTTATTGGCACCGCGGCGGCAGGAGTAACTGCTGATCAGTATGACAAAATTAAAAATGACAGTTTTAAATAAGGAGGATTAACATATGTCACACACAAACAAAACACCAAACTACGAGTTACCACAATTTATTGGGACAGACAAAGCTAGTTGGTTGGGAGATTTAAACCCAGCATTTTTGGCTATTGATACAGGTATGCAGGCTAACAAAGTTTCCGCACAGGCGGCAGAAGTTTCCGCGGGAGAAGCTAGTGCTCTTGCGCAGTCTGCTAACTCTGTTGCTAACTCTGCTAATTCTGCGGCTAACAACGCGTTGGATAAAATAGGTAATTGGATTACGTACAATCTTGTTAATCCAGACCCAACAAATTTTATCACATATTCCGGCTCATTTAAATTTAATCCGGGGTTGGGCATAGGATCATTATACAACTTTGTCGAATTTAAAGCCGGGTTTACACCCTCTTTTGGGGTAGATGGTACGATTTTAATAAATTTACCAGCAGAGTATTTTAATGATACTTATTCATCAACATTATTTTTCTCTGGGGATTTAAGTTATCGTACAACTGACCAGCAGACATTATATAATAATCCTCAATACCGGTTAAGTAATAGGGTTATACGCCTGTATGCAAGTGGTGGCACTTTACCATCCGGTGGTCAATATAGATACTCTATTATATCACGCATGTATTATATCGCAGATTGGTTAAAATAAATGAGTATTTATGATCAAAATTGGAAAAGTTATGCAATGTACGTAACAAGCACAGTAGAGACTAACTGTAATTATGGTAGCGTAGAGTCGTGGACTATGGCTGGTATAGGTATTATGCAATGGACATATGGCAGGAGTTGGGATTTATTAAATCTGCTAATAACTGATTATCCAGATACTGCAAACCAGTTACCGATTTTGTTACCACAAATCCAAGCGGGCAGAGACGCTTGGGGCAACAAAATTTTTACACAAAATGAAGCCAATGAGGTTAGCGCTGTGCTTGTTACGGATGAGGGGGTCAACACACAAAATAAGTTATGGGAGTCAGATTGTGACAATTCTTATATTCCCCTCCTGCGTGATGAGTGCGGAATAACAGACCCTAAAACTGCCATTTTTGGGTTAACAAATTATCATCAATCACCGCAAGCGTTTTATCAAATTTTTAATGGGTGTGGTAATTGTAACTATGATGTGTGGTATATGACTGTACTTAATAATGGTATAGTTGGCAGTTATTATAACAGGCAAAATACTGTAAAAGCGTTGCTTGACGAGTGGGACGGTGAGAGTGGAAAAGAGGGATTTGGTAATTACAATCCAGAGCATAGTATTGGTGGTAATCAAAATCAAAACAGTGGTAACCCTGATAATACATCAAAACCGTTTGAGACATCCATAAATATTAAGTCATTACAAAAGTTTGGTAAAACATTCTTTTTATATCTGGATAACCAAGGTACTAACAAAAAGATTGAGTTTTATCAAGCTAGTGACAAACTGTGGCTACCAATTTATCGGACAGAAAAAATAGAGGGTGAGACTACAACCACACCACAACCATCTTATCCAGATACAGGTACAGGTACACCAGATCAACGCCAACAATTAGTTGACAAAATCTTAAGCTATGAGGGTAAACTCGGCTACTCTCAATCTGGTGATCTGCGCATGTGGCCTGACAATGGTTACGCTGATTGCTCTGGATTAGTATGGCATTGTTACAACAGTGTGGTGGGAGTGGAGATTGGAACGTGGACTGGTACACAAGTAGAAAATGGTACACTTATTAAAGAGGGTAGTGGCACATTAGACACAAGTGATCTGCTAAATGGAGATTTAGTGTTTTTTAACTGGTGGTATCACAATCCGTATTTTGATCACGTAGAAATGTATATAGGTAACAATAAATTATGTGGGCATGGGGGTGACCCATATTACGGCCCAACAATCAAGCCGGATGCAGGGGCATACTCACGGGATGCTTTTGATTGGCAAGTAAGGAGGTATATATGATTATTGATGTATCAAAATGGCAGGGAGTTATTAATTGGGATGCAGTAAACGGCGCTATTGATGGTGCTATTATTCAGTGCGGATTTGGGGACGATATTACCAGTCAAGATGATCCATATTTTTTACGCAACATTGAGGAGTGTAACAGATTGGGTATACCTTATGGTATTTATCTTTACAGTTATGCCAATTCAAAAGCGCACGCAGAATCAGAAACTAAACACATTTTAAGGTTGGCTAAAAAATGCAAATTGTCACTACCAATTTATATTGATATTGAGGATGCTGTTATAAGAGCCAATTACAATGCTCAATATTTTATTGATATGGGGCAGGCGATTGAGGACGCTGGTTATTGGTTCGGATATTACTGTAATGAGGAGTGGTATAAAAATGTAATTAAAAATAGTCTTGACAGATTCACAAGTTGGATCGCAAACTATTCCCGTAAACCCAGGGTGCCTTTTGACATATGGCAGTATTGCAGTGACGGTAGCGTTCCTGGGATTAATGGAGGAGTTGATTGCAATGAGATGATAAGAGATTTACTAAAAGAGATCAAAGGTAATTCTGTATCAACAAAGCCAACAGAAAAACCTAAACCAAGTGGAGTTGACTATATTGTAAAAAGCGGTGATACATTGTCTGATATTGCTAGCATGTATGGCACAACTTACCAAAAAATTGCTAGCGATAATGGTATCAGTAATCCTAATTTGATCCACCCAGGACAGGTTTTAAAAATTAACGGTGGTAGTGCACCAACACACAAAACTTATATTGTAAAACAGGGAGATACTTTGTCTGGTATTGCAAGTCAGTTTAATACATCATATCAAAAGATCGCTAACGATAACGGCATCAGCAATCCTAACTTGATTTATCCGGGACAGCAGTTGATCATTAAATAAAAAGCGGGGCGTGAGCCCCGCAATTAAAAATTATCTGTTTGTTTCTCCTGCGTTAGAGTTTACAAGTTCGTTTTCTTCTAACGTCGCCCAGATTGCTTTTATCTGACTTTGATTTCCTTCGATTGCTTGATTCATAGATTCAACGCCTGATGTGATTGTTTGCTGTGCTTGCTCTATGGCGCTTATTCTGTTCTCCAATGTTGATGTGTCAAGCACTGGGATTTCTGGTGTCTCTTTATTTTCTAGTTCTGTTATTTTGTCAGACAAAAGTGATATCTGTTTTTGTTGCTCTTCTATTACTTTCTGGTTATCGTTTGATAATACTAAGTATGACGTGTAAGCTGTGTAACCAGAGAGTAATATGATGAGCATTAATAAAAACCAGTTTCTCTTGATATAGTTCATTGTTTCACCTCCTTTCTTTTTTATATTTTTGTTGCTTTGCATCACCTCCTTTACTGTTAAAATTCTGGTATGCAAACCTTTATTGAGTCTTTTGTAAAAAATATTGCTCTGTATTCTAATTCCTGTGGTCTGTCTTGCAATAAGTTTAATACTGTGTCTCTTTTTAAAATTATAACTTCTCCCTCAAAAGTGTGATAGAGTGTTATTATTGTGTTTAAATCCCAGATATTATTCATTACTAAAATTTCTTTTACTAGTACCATTAAATTCCACCTACTTCCGTCAGTTTGTATAAAGTTTTCCAGTAATTAACTTCTTCATCTAGTTCATCTATTGGCATTAAAATTGCTGATCTGTAAGTGTCTTCTTTTGGTATTCCGTAGGTTAATCTTCTTAAAATCATTAGCTTTCTAATCATTATTTCTACGTAATCTAGCTTGTCATCAAAACCAAAATGTTCATGTGCTAGTTTATTCCATTCTCTTGATTGTTGCATGTGATTGTCAAAATCTATTTCTCTGATGTTGATGTCTGTGTCTACTTCTATTGACCACAGATATTCTTGTACATCTTCTAAAAATTTAAACCCTGCTGACACAAAAATTCCTTGGAAATAATAACCGTAATAAACCTGACCGTTTTCTTTGTATTTTACTATTGTAGCTTCTAACATTTTAAAATCCTCCTTCTAAATATACTGTTTTTGAGTTAAAACTTACTACTAATGATTTGCCATATTCAACTGCGGCTTCTCCTGCTTTAATTAAGATTCTTTCATGGTTGATGTAGATTTCTAGCATTGTTGATGGTGCCCATTCATTAAATGATAAAAATAAATCTTTAAAGTTCATGTTATTTCACCTCCCTTAATTGTATTCTTTTTTCTAAGTACCAAATAACCTCAAGTTCAGAATATAAATTCATAATTTGATAAATTAAAACATAACCGTTAAAAAGTAATAATCCTTCTTGATCGTAAACAGAAAGTAATAACTCTGTTGATTCACACCATTTTGAGTTTGCTCTAAATAATTCCTTAAATGTCATTTTATTTCACCTCCTTTAAATAAACTGTATAGTCTATAAACCCTACAACATCATATTCTTTAAAATGTAATGCTTCTTTTATTTTTATTAATTCAAAATAATGTTTTGGTGCATTATAAACGTCACATACATATAACTCAATAATAGTTTCATTACTGTACCTTAAATTTAGTTCTACTAAATCCTTAAATTTCATTCTTTTAACCTCCATTTAAAACTCCTTATTTATCTTTGTTACAATTATATTGTACCACGTTTATACTTTTTGTCAATATATTTTGTACAAAAAATTCACAAAAATTACGAAGGGGAAATTTAGTACAATTTTGAAGTTAATGGGGCAAA